TGCTGTTGGGTTCTCTGTTGTAGAACCCCTAAACGTCATATCAGGCAGGATTCTGCGAATAAACACAAAGTTGTGCCCGTCATCAATATCAGTTTCAGAACTTGTAATGTAAGACTCAATAGCTGTGGGCGTAGCTGTTTCGTTATTATCAAGACCGCTTTCGTGGTTAACTAAGTTATTTGAGTAAGTAGCTGCAAGAGGGAATTCTAAAATCCCAGAGTCAAGCCAAGCGGTACGACCCATCGTGCCGTAATACCATATATCTTCAGCGTAATTATAGATTGCATATTTGTCCACCACAGTGCTACCGGCAGAGCAGTAGAACCACCAGACTTCGTTAAATCCTTCATTGGTGCTGGCAAAGACTTGCTCTGCTTGTTGTGCATTGAAGTCATTAAATATGTACTCCCGTAAGTCGCAGTTTTGTGTTTGCACACGACCATCGTATTTATAGAATTTATCTCGCCCCATCCAGTACACAATACCTGAAGCAAGAGCAGCTGCGTTCTCGCCTACGATAGAGATGTTATCGCCTAGAAGCTGTGCACTCCACACCAGTGGATAACCTAAGTACTGCATAGAGTAGAGCGTAGAATCCGTCCAAACTAGAATCTCTTGGCGTGTTTGAAGTGCAGTAATAATCTGAGACCCACGAGTTAAAGTCAGTGAACCTGCTTGGTTAGTAGTAGATGGTGTCCAGTCAGCGGCATTCTCTTGGTCAGACCAACGTATTAACAGTGGGCTTTGAGCAGATACACCGTAGTCATTACAACCAAAAGCAAATACAAAGCGAAAAGTGTCTGATACCGTAATGTAATTCTGAATAGTGGGAACATCTGAAGCTCCAGCAATAGTGTTTAAATTTACTGCGCGTGCTGAGATAGATTGGGTACCTGACCCTGCTACAGTAGCGTTAATTAGAGTCCCTGCAGAGTCAGTTATATTAAACACACCTGCAACATAATTCTTTATATAGTAAGTTGTACCCGTTTCAAGCCCTGTAGGTAGTGCGCCTGATGTTTCAAAAACTATCGGTGCGCCTTCTGTATACTGGTTTGTAGTAGTAATAACTGCTGGAGATGCTACTGAAATAGCTGCTGTGGTAGACGAAACCCCTCTACCTGCATAGTAGTAATACATAGCGCCTGTGCGAGGGCCAAAGACTAAGTCTTGCCCGTAGTTGCTCTGTGACCATAAGCGAAGCGAGTCAGATGAAGACTGGCCTGTACTCCAAGACCCACTACTCCATGCCCCTGCCCCCCAACCACTTGTTGGTGTTTGATACTCTGGACCTCCAGATATCTGATAGACAGCACGAGGCGTTCCGCCGTTCCCAGTGTCTCCACTGGTTGCCGCTACGCTAACTGAGATTGTGTAAGAGTTTGCACTAACATAAGTAATCTGATGCTCGGTATTAAGTACAGCGGCCGTAATAGCTCCACCTAAAGGTGTCGCCCCATTATAAGTAACAAAATCCCCATTAACGCATCCATGTGAAGGTGCTGATACCGTAATGACAGTAGACCCATTAGTTGCTGTAAATGGATTAGTTAGGTTAGTTGCTGTACGGATAGGGGTGATATCGTAGTAATCCCCACCACGAGAAATGTAAAACTTTGTAGTTGTTCCCACGCCAATAAGCGGTATTTGAGCAAGTGTTTGCCAAGCCCATAGTGAGCGACATACTCCATTAAAGGTAGCACTAGAAATACGATTCCAACCGCCTATCTTTTGAGGTGAGCCTTGACGAAAACGAATCTTGTCGCAATCATACCATCCGCCTTCTGTGTAATAGCGGGTATTCTCTCGGTTAACTCCCGACTTAAATACAAGTTTTTTAAGGCCTATTGATGGCATAATTTAATCCTGTTTATCCGTTCCAACGAGCAATCTTACCATCACGAACATCAATATGGGTAAAAGAATTGTAGCGTCCAAGACCTTTGCAATCGTCATCAAAATGCTTCATGAGATATTCTTGCACTTCTTTTGGCGATACGTCTTTTACTTTAATGTCGGCTGCGTTACCTAAAACGTGTTGACTATGCTTTGCACCTCCCACTTTCGTGTTGTGCGCTTCACATCTTCTACCGCTCATAATGGTAATCGGTTTACCAAACGACTCACGAATGCGATTAAGTAGCTCTACGAGCTTAGGGTTAACGTCTTTTTCACCACACCCGCAGTGACACTCAAATTCTTCTGGTTTAAAATAGGTGCTCATATTATTTACCTTCTGAAACAAATAACCCAATCATACCAAAAACCACACCTGCGGCAGTCATACCGTCATGGATAGGACCTTCTTGAATATTCATACCAGCCATTGTAGCGAGTGCAGCCACACTTGCATAGGTAGAAGGCTCTTTTAATCTTGCTTGTAAATAGTTCCACGCTTTAAGTAGTTTATTCATTATTTAACACCTTAATTTGAAAACGCATATAAAGGCACATTAGATGAGCCATTCCCAACAGCTACAAATAAACCCGCGCTATTAACTGTAACAGAACCCATATTTGCTGCTGTCGTACTGCCATTCATAACTGCTGGTGTAGTCCATGTAGAACCATTACTTGAAGTAGCATATACTGGATAACCTGTAGCTGAAGCTTGCCCAACTGCTACAAACAAACCAGAGCTATTAACTGTAACAGAATGCATAAATGCGCCCGTTGTACTACCGTTCATATAAGCTGGTGTAGTCCATGTAGAACCATTACTTGAAGTAGCATATAATGGGTAAGCGGGATTATTAAATCCAACAGCTACAAATACACCTGAGCTATTAACTGTAACAGAATCCATATATGCAGGTGTTATACTACCATTCATAAGTGCGGGTGTAGTCCATGTAGAACCATTACTTGAAGTAGCATATAATGGATAATTGTAGACACCCTGAAACTGACCAACCGCTACAAACAAACCAGAACTATTGACTGTTACTGAATTAATATTTGCTGCTGTCGTACTGCCATTCATAACTGCTGGTGTAGTCCATGTAGAACCATTACTTGAAGTAGCATATACTGGATAACCTGTAGCTGAAGCAACCCCAACTGCTACAAATAAACCCGCGCTATTGACTGTAACAGAAGTCATAACTGCACCTGTCGTACTACCGTTCATATAAGCTGGTGTAGTCCACGTAGAGCCGTCACTTGAAGTAGCATATAAAGGTCCACTAGATGACCCCCCAACTGCTACAAACAAACCCGCGCTATTGACTGTTACTGACTTCATAACTGCACTTGTTGTACTACCGTTCATAAGCGCTGGTGTAATCCACGTAGAGCCGTCATTTGAAGTAGCATATACTGGGTAATTGGAACTATTAAACCCAACCGCTACAAACAAACTAGAACTATTAACTGTTACTGAGCTTACGGTTGCAGGTGTTGTACTACCATTCATAAGTGCGGGTGTAGTCCACCCTGCAATATATTTTACGGATGTAATAAAACCCATCAGCGCTTGAATTACCCCACTCATTAGGACAGCCCCACACCAGAAATAATCCACGTATTTGGATTAATTTTTAACGCTGTTGCTGAACCGTACTGTATAAGAATACGTGACCCAGTTGTGCCTGTACCAGCTAAATTCATCGTATTAGATGTAATAGCAATAATAAGATTTTGTGATGACATATTAACAAACGAAATAGCAGTTCCGACTGGGTAGGATATTGAGCCATCAATAGTAAATGTTCTAGAATTTGCATCAGTTGAAGGGTGAAGAATACATTTTCCTGAATCTACTAAAACTGTTGGGTAGTTTGCGCTTTGGCTGTTTATAGGTACATTCCTAAACCCAACTGCATCAGTCCCATCAACCGTACAAGATGACAGCGTACCGCTAGAAGGCGTACCAAGAGCGCTTCCTACTGTATATTTACTGTTAAAAGTAGTCCAATCACTAGAAGATAATGCACCTCTATTTGATGCACTTGCTGTTGGGATATTTAACGTAATTACAGGGGTTGTTGAGGGGTTTAATACTGATGATGAAACGTCTGTACCCGTAGTACCTAATGTTAATGCAGCAACTGAAGTTACTGTACCGCCAGAAGTAGATGGAGGTTGCCAACTAGGTGGTGCAGCGCCATTAGCAGTTAAAACATAGGTAGCTGTACCTGCAGCCAACATAGCAGTTGTACCTGAGGCTGATTGATAAGGGATTGTTCCCGCACTACCAGAGGCTAAATTGGTAGCTGTTGTCGCTGTGCTAGGTGAAATCTCAACAAAGTCTGACCCATTCCAAGCAACAATAGATGTCTTACCTGAAGTAATAGTTACACCCGTACCCGAAGCACCTACGATTTTAACTGATTGAGATGTAGATGTTGCATTGATAACTAGGTATGTTTTTTCCGCTGACGGGACTGTAACAGTCAACAGGCTTGCAGGGGCACCTGAACATTTAATAACTTGGTATTGTGAAGAGCCTGTAGCTCCTGACCCAACTTGAATTAAAGCGGTACCCGTTGTTTTACTTAATGTAACGGCTGTTTGAGAACCACTAATAATTTGTGTCCCTGCAATGGCGCCGTCTAAATAAGTAGTAATATAGTTATTAACTACCTGTCCCCAAGTACCAGTAAGCTCCCCGTTGACGGGGAGAGCTAATCCTAATAGCGATGTATATGCTGTAGTCATATTTTTAACCTGATGTATTAATAGGTACCCAATTTGGACCCTGTGTTGTAGATATTGTACTCCATTCAGCTACTTGTGTATCGTTTAGCTGAGTCCAATTTGCACTTTGCGCATCGTTAATAAGTTCCCATAAATAACGCGCTGTAACAGAATCAACTGCATAAACTACTTCTCCTAAAGTAACTGAAATTTGGTTTTCGACTGTATATGTATCTGTTGCACTAGCTGATGCTAAAACAAGCGACGCCATCTGCATATACGTTGCTGTATTGTCTAGTGCATCTAAAAGTTCTATTACATAAGTATTTACGTTTACTGTATTTGTTTGCGTGTTAGAAGAGTTGACCGCTTCTAACACTGTGGTATTTACTGAAATTGCAACACCTTGGTAACTTTCAGCAGTAATTGATTCTGATATATAAAAGTATGTATTTGTTATACTTGTTTGCGTTTCAAAAGCAGTTAATTCTTCTAATACAGCAGCAAATACACCAGATGAGGGAGTTTGAACATCAGAGGCCGTTACTGCTTCTGACACATATACGTATATACTAAGTGAATTTATTTGAGCGTCAGAGGCAGTTATTGTCTCTAATACAGTATTACTAGTGGTAAGCGTGCCACTTTGATTTGCATCTACCGATAAACTTTCAGAAATATTTAGGGTGCTAACTACATTCGACAGCGATGCGAAAGGAGTATCAGCAAATGCAGAGAAACCAAACATAAGTTATTTACGTAGTGGGTTGTTGAGCATTGACCACTAATACTGCTTCCGCCACTAATATATCAAGCTGTTCTGGAGGAATTTGCGCTTTTAAAGCATCAAGAACAAGCTTAGCTTTACTTTGCTCCGCTTTTTCTGACCGAATACGCTGTAAAAGAGATACTCTAAATTGATAGGCATTAATAGCGGCAATATCATCATCAGATAAATTAAGAGGTAGGTCTTCTACTTTAGTATGGTTTTCTGGTTTTGCACCAACATATTGTACATATTGAGAAGGAACCTCCCCTGTGGGTAGAGTAGATAAAATCTGATTAAAATTATCGATGTTAAGTTGATAACCATGCACTTCGTTTTCTCGATGGACAACGTGCTGCGCTAATTGATTAATTGTATCTTGCGGTGTAATTGTTATGTACATATTAAAATCCTGTGTTGTTAAGAAGAAAAAGACATTCCGCGACCTGAAAAAGTAGGTAGTGTAGAAGGGTCAGCGTATTTAGTACCAAATCCAGCAGACCACGAGTATGCGTATATATACGGACTACTAGAGCTAGATATAAATATAGTATTACCATTACTACTAAATATTGTACCTACACCTGTACTAGCTATAAATGGAGCAGGGTTAGCATATTTAGTACCAAACCCAGCAGACCACGGATAAACTGATATATAAGGGGATGTAGCATGAGATACTGCTATAGCTGTGCCAGTAGGATTAAATGCTACGCCATTACCATTTCCGGCAGGTAGTGTACCAGGGCTGAAATATTGTGAGCCAAATCCAGCAGACCAAGGGTAGGCTGTTACAAAAGGACTTAAACTGTGAGCCACCGCTATGGCTGTGCCAGTAGGATTAAATGCCACACCGTTTGCTATCCCTGCAAATGAACTAGGGTTAGCATATTTAGTACCAAATCCAGCAGACCACGGATAAGCATTTATAGACGTTGATACTCCTATTGCTAAAACTGTACCAGCAGGGTTAAAAGATAACGACCAACCAGAACTAGATGGTAGTGTAGCAGGGTTAGCATATTTAGTACCAAATCCAGCAGACCAAGGGTAGGCTGATACAAAAGGACTTGAACTGTGAGCCACCGCTATGGCTGTGCCAGTAGGATTAAAAGATGACCCCCAACCAGTACCTGTAGGTAGTGTAGAAGGGTCAGCGTATTTAGTACCAAACCCAGCAGACCACGAGTATGCGTATATATACGGAGTTGAAGCAGAGCTAACTGCTAAATCTGTAGGGTTAGTAGCAGTATTAAATGACGCGCTATATCCTGTACCAGCTATAGATGTAGCAGGGTTAGCATATTTAGTACCAAACCCAGCAGACCACGGATAAACTGTTACAAAAGGACTTGAACTGTGAGCCACCGCTATATTAGACCCTGTAGGTCGAATAAAACCAAACCCAAATCCTCTAGCTGCAACTGTTCCTCTAGTTATTATACTAGGCATATTTTACTACCGATGCTAATACTGTAAAGGTAGCCGCTCCTGTTTTAATTACTGTGTACTGATATGTATCTATTGAGTTTGCGTTACCGCTTGTAGGAGCTGTCCCACCTTGCCATTTTGTTGTTACTCCTGTTGTTGTACCGTCAATTTGTACTGAAGTATTGTAAAAAGCGGTTGCGCCTTGAGTAACAAGAAATGCTACTGTTACAGCTTGTCCTGTAGCCATTGCAGTGTTGAGTGTTGTACCTGCTGAATGTCTTATATTAACTACCCAAGTAGCTGATGCGGCTGTAGTGTAATAGAGCACAGATTGTGTTGCAGTATAGTAAGCAATTGTGCCTGTTGCGGCTGTCGCTGAAACTGTAGCTACCTCCACTGCATTAGTTAAAATAGCTGCAAGTGTAGTAGAGGTACCATTAAAACTTTGAGTGCCAGTAAAAGTATTTGCTACATCCCATACTGGTATTTTAGCACCAGCAAGAGTTGTTGACCCTGTACCACCAGAACCTATTGCTAATGTTGTACTTAGACCAGCAGCAGTTCCAGTAGTACTTTGGTTAAGCGTAGGAAAAGTACAGTTTGTTAGCGTACCACTAGAAGGAGTACCTAAAGGGCCGCCAGTGTACAACGCTTGCTCAGCAGGATAGGTAACGAATACATCTTTAGTGCCAGCCACAAAAGAAACTAAACTTCCTGCATTACTTGAGGCTAAAACAGTGTTACGGCTTAATGTGTTTCCAGAAGTAGTATAAGTACCAACCCCTACTTCCCAATTAGCACCGCTCTGGTCTGCAATAGTGTAGTAGGTCGTGTTAGCATCACCTATAGCCGCTAAAAATGTTTGATACCCTGTTGCAGCACCCGCTAAAGTAATAGCAGTAGTACCTGTGGACGTAGTTGTCTCTTTAACTCTATCTGCTAAAACTAAAGCCATACATCACCCCTATACTGAAGCTGTATAAGTTACAATTAGTGAGTCTCCTGAAATAACAGAGCGACTAACGTCTCCAGTAAAATTTCCAACTGAATATAGTGTGCCTGTTGTACCACCTTTAGTGCTATCATTAACTAATAGTGCGCCTGCAATAATGCCAGATGCGTTAATAGTAAAGGAAGTTGCACCAGTTGAGATAGAGTTTGTAGCTGTTACAGTAAATGCAGCAGTTGGTCTATTAGCACCCGCATAACCTGTGTTTTCAGTCCACCCTGGATGGCCACCAACTCCAATAGTGTTAGTTACGTTATATGTTGGTGTAGAAGCCCCATCAACAAGACCTAAATACCAAGTAGTAGACTGAGTAGCAGCCGCTAAATATACGTTCAATAAATTTGCTTTACCAACAGTTACAACAATATTTTGAATTTTGTCTTCCCACTTTAAATTACCTTCAGCGTTAAAACATTTAACTTCGTATATACCTGTAGCATAAGCTTGTTCGTTAGCGCCTGCGCCCACAACAAGGGATACGCTTGCTAAATCTTGTGCATCTACTTTTTCTGTGTGCATATTGTTTACCTAATTGGATGAGCGAATAATAGCTGAGGTGCTTGTGTTCGCTGGAAAAGTTATTGTAAAAGTTGAGGTTGTTACCTTATCGCTACCAAAGTCCAGTACAGCGACAGAGCGATTAGCTTTAGAGCTATTATATATCAACGCGCCACGTACTGTGAAACTTGCTGAAGTCCACGAGATATTATCAAAACTAATGTACGCAACACCACTTGCTGAACTGACTATAGGGTTAACTAAAGACTTACCGCCTGCTGTATATCCAGTGCCCGTAATCTCACCTGTAGCAGTGTAAGCAGTGGTATCTTGATTTAAAGTAGCGTTAGCGGTGTACAGAGCAATTTTAAACGTATCCGTAGTGAAATTATGGATAGCCTCGTAAAGCTCTTCTTTAAAGCTAGTTGTTTGGCCTTGTACTATCATCTAACAGGTATCCTTGCTTGACCGTTACGGTACGCATCGCCTCTGTCTTTGCCCGTAGCTAATGTATTGAGTAAGTTCATAGCTTCTTCGTAGCGTTGACGATAAGTTGTCATAATGTCTGCATCGCCTTTAAGGAACGTGTACGCTTCTAATATAGAGCCATACAGCAACGCAGAGTCAAAGTTTTCACCTAGCCATGTATTACCGCCAGACTCTTCACTTGTAATAGAAGGCGGGTAGTAGAAGTAGTGAAGCTCGGTCTCATACTGCACATCAGGTGTAGGGCCTAAAATAAATGTGAGCTCGTTTATATCATTAGACTGCGGTCCAAAGATAGCATAATACTTAGGTGTTCCCGTGCTGTTAGGGTTTGGGTACGCTTCACGAATAAAGTTAACGTCTTTATTTAAAAGATATGTGTAGTTATCGTCTGCATCAATAACCGCAATAGAGTAAGCAGATAAAAAATCTCCGGGGCACTGTAAGTATTTATTATTAGCGGTAATTACGCCCGTGACGTTTTTACGCAGGTCTGGAAGCTGTATTGAATTGTAAATACGCTGCTCCGCCTCTTGGATAAAGAGGTTAACTTGCGTTGTGGAGAACGTGTTCTCTACATAGTCTTGAATTGCTGCTGCCAGTTCTGCGTAAGTCATAGCTTATGCCATCGGTCCGCGTGCGATTTTACCTTTCGTTGCAGCGCCGTTTCCACGAGTTTTAACACCAGACG